TTAGCGTTAGCCGTCTCCTCAATGGATCGATACCTATCGGCCGCTGCTCCGCCATATTGACGATCCGCGACGTTGCCCATAAATGTAGCGCCCGTTACCTTGTACAAGAGTTTTACATAAGCACCCGAGGCATCGTTAAAGAGTTTGGCTAGTCCTACAAAAGGCGCCGCTACTTGTCCTGTTAATTCTACGACCGCAGCTAAAGAGTCGGCGAGGTTATCCACGCTCTCGGTTAGATCCTCGGTAGTTGTATCGCCTGCAAGCTTCATAAAAGCATCGACTAGAGCGCTGCCTACAGTTTCTTGTAAGTTGCCGTAGGCGACCTGTACCGCCGATACCTTACCCGCGTAAGTATCTAAGCGGGCTGCATTTTGCCCGCTATATTGCTCGGTTAATTTTTCTTGGATCGTTAAGAAACCTGCCGCGGTTAATTCTGTTTTAGATAGTCCCGTGTTGTACTTAGCTATACCTTTAGTTTGTCCAAGGTAGGCAAGGCTTAAATCTTTAGCGACCTCGGCGGCATCGATCCCACTACCGGCGGAGATCTCAAGAGCAAGAGTTAAAAGATCCTGAGACTTAGTAACTGAGCCGGTCGTAGAAATTAGAGTCTGAAAAGCTGGCCTCAAAATATCATCGGCGACGGCGGCAGACTTTTCTAGGTCGGCTATAAACCGAGTAATGCGGGTATCCTCGAAACCGAGTCCTAAGTTATTCACCGCTTTAGTTAGGCGTACGGCGGCGGCTTCATCCTCGGCAAAAGCCTTAACAGATTTTTTACCAAACTGAGCTAAAGCCGCGGCGCCAAAAGTAACGCCGAAAGCCTTAGCTAAACTTTTTACGCTTTTCTCAAAGCCGCCTATCTGTTTTTGTCCCTTGGCGAGTGCTTTGCCGTCAAAGGTCGTTACGGCATTAACAAATAAATCGGGTAGCTTCATTATGCGGCCTTGTCGTAACGGCCTTGGTTAAAGGCGGCTATGGTGTTTTCTATAGCTCTTACTACCGCTGCCTTAGCTTTGCCTTGATCCTCATACCACGCTCTAAAAATCATGCGGCCGCGACTTGGACCATCGCCATAAAGCGGTCCCATACGGCTAATAAAATTAGCACCAGCTTGCGGGTTATTTGATCGACTCTTTGACGATCCTCCCGGGTTTTTACGTCCCGCCGTCTCATAGATAGCTCCACTAGCTGAGGCGTTAGCTACGATGTATTGAGAGCTCCACCCGTTTTTATTACGCTTGCTAGGAGCCTGAGAGTAGTAAATACCTTTACGTACGGTTTCAGCTTGATAAAGAGGAAAACGACGTAAACGTCCCTCACTATTAAAAGTCCTAAAAGCGGAGTTACGCGCCGTAATTTTTTTGGTGTACCCGCCCTCGTCCCAGTTGTAAAGCCCACCAGGAGCCGCGGTAGGAGCGTACTCCCTAGCCTTATCACGAATAGGGATCATTATTCCTTTTATCTCTTTATTCATTTCTTTTAATAGCTCAGGATCTATTTTACGCAGCGCGCGAATAGTCTCTTTAACGCCGTCTAGGTTTACGGACATTTTTTGACTCCTCCGCTTGCTCGTTTAATACCTTTACTAACATCTTAAACATCTCGGTATCTAGATCGAGTACCGCTTGAGGCGCGATCCCTAACCTAATTGATAGCTGGGCCACCAAATGAGTTAAAGAGTCGCGCCCTAGCTTAAAGGCTCGTCGTCTAGTACCTCGACCTTAACTAACATATCAAGAAACTCGGCTCCAAACATAGGCACCGTAACGCCTGCCGACCTTAGGCACTCATGCGCCAGCCAGTAGACGTCGCTTTGTTTCTCGTCATTTCTAAAGGCCTTATGAAAGCCTTGCTTTGCGTAAAGCTCAAAGGCGTACTCGATCCGTGGAGTTATCTGATGCTCAGTAACCTCACCGGTAGCCCTTGTTATTTTGAGTCGTGCCATTTGTTAGCCCCTTTTCTTTAGTATCAGCTAGTAGTTATTACGATTGGAGAGTTACAGGTAAACGTAATTGATTGGCTGGCAATATCGCCGACGGCGCCGTTAATGTCGGTTGTATTGTTTACCAAAATCGTAGTCGAATAGAGAGGGTTAGTCGCTGAAACGGCTGCGCTTGTCTGCTTTAGCGTTAGAGTAACAGTTGTACCCCACGCAGCTTGGAGCGTAGCGTTTACGTTAGCTGCCGCGGTATCGCTCAAAAAGTCAAGCGAGATCGTGCTAGTTTCTAAACCTTTTGTATATTTCCGGGATGAGTCGCCCATGCTGGTAACTTCCAGCTCCTCAAAAACTCGGTTAATTGTTGCGCTCGTGACGTGATCGCTCAGTGCTACAGAGTTAAGAGTTACCACGACACCATTGGACATATATACGGCCATTTATTTACTCCTCGTTCTTATCTGTTGGTGTGTCTTTTGGTTTGTTTTCTTTTTTTGGTGCTTCGGTAATCTGCCCTATCTTAATAAGAAAGGCGATATCTTCATCGGTTAGGCTCATGCTTAACTCCACTCGGTTAGTATTGAGATAGTAATATCGGTTGTTAATAAATCGCCGCTTTGTACTGTTAATACACTTGGCGCGCTTACAGGTCCTATATTCATAACGATTGGCGAGGCCGCTAATTTTGCATAGACGGCACAAACCATGTCCTCGATCCCCTGTAAATTACCTTGGTTATCGTAGAGCGGCACGTTACAAATAATACGAAACGAGGCCATCGGCGAAATAGTGGCGTACTCGTTATTGCTCGGAGTGATGTAGGGGTCGGCCGGAGAAACGATAACGCTATTCGCGGTTATGGTCGCCGGAGGAAAGCTATAGGTATTCCAAACATTAGTATTAGAAAGAGCCGCAGCTAGTGAAGCTCTAAGAGTTGTAATAGGCGCGGTCATTATCCGACCATCGCGTTTGGTGTCATATAACCCGCGATGAGGCCGCGAATTTTGCCGATCATGCTATTTCCCATTCTGTACGGGCTGGGACTAAATCCGTCTATAGATACGCCGCCTGTTTGTGAGACTTGGCGGGCTTGGAAAATATCCACCGCTAGGACCATAGAGGCCTCACGTATAGCTGGAGTAGTCGCGTAAGAGTTTGTCTTAAGGTCGGCGCCTACAACAGAGCCGAAAGGCAAGATCCTAAAAAAATTAACGTTAGCTGCGACCTTAGTAAATTGGATAAAGCTATAGCCGTTTGGATAGTTGTAGGCGTTTGTATTAAACGCTATAGATGGAAAATTATTAGTTGTACCTGTAGTAAACGGCATAGTGCCCGTAATGGTGTAAGTGCCGTTAAAGGTTGAGCCGCATCCACTCAAGGTCACGCTCTGCCCCGTGCTAAATATTGCAGGGTTTGAGATCATTACCGTAGCTACGTTATTTTGTAGTGTTGCTCCTACTACGGGAGCTGAGTCAAACCATAAAAATTGGTTTATGAGATCTTGAGCAGCCTGGCAACACGTCTCTACGATATCTGAGGAATATAAATTTTCTATTCCTAAATTCGCACGAAGCTCGGCCTCGGTGACGTACGTTGCTGGCACTTTAATCTCCTCACTTAGAAAGGGCCGGTAGGGCTCAAAGGGCTAAGAGCCCTACCGACTATTAGTTTTTTTGCTTAGTTAAGATTAAACTTAACGATACCCTTAGGCATTTTTGCGATAGTGGCCATGTAGCCGTAAATTGCCACCTGGACCTGGAGATTACTGACGACATTTACGCTCATATAAGCCGTAGGGCTGGAATAAACGGTAAAGGCCTCAGGTGCAAGAATTACCGCTGAGTCGTCGATAGTTGTAGTAGCGGTAAAGTTTTTGTCTACGTACAGGTCTAAGCCCAGCACGTTTCCACGAATAGAGCCAGGTCCCGCAGCTCCGGCCGCGTTCATGGGCTGGCTAGCTGAATAAATTGGCCGGCCCGTGGTATCCACGCTGCCCATCAATAATTGCCACTGGCTACCGTTAGCAATATAGTTATTAGCAAAATAACCTGTAGCTTCGTAAACCTTACGAGCTGAGTCCGAAGCAAATTCGATAATACCCGCTGAGTCTGCATCGCATCCCGAGCTATATTGACCAGCTGCAATTAGAGCAGCTAGTACGGTGGTATCGATTGTCTTAAGGTACGCGTTCTGGAGTTGAGTAGTGAGCTCGGCATAAAAATTTGGATCTGATCTTTCGAGGAGCTCAACGCTCAGGGTATTCATTCCGGAATACTTGGAAATTGTTCCGGTCAAATACGCGGTTTCCATTCCGGTATTTTGTACCGCTCCGGCCTCAGCCTCAACAGTTACTACAGGCGCTACGCCTGTACCGCCACCGGCACTCGTAACGAGTGAGGGTACGTTAATCGTCATGCCAGAAGCTGGCAATACTCCACGAGAGCAAGCATCGATAGCAGGTGTACCAAAACGAGTGTTAGTTGGAAATTCTGATAGGTACTGAGTTGGTGAAAACGCAGGGTTTGTACTAAAGCTATCGTCTGCTGCGGTTACATATAGCTTAGAGTCCTCGTTACCGAGTGCGGCTTTAATTTTGTGCTCTGTATATGCGCCCATAGATGTAATTGGCGTACGTACTCGCTGAGAGTCTAAAACGGATGGTCGGATAATCTTACGAGCGGCTTCGACTTTCTCAGCCTCTACCGGTGTATCGACCGGAGTTTCCTCCGATGTATTTTCTGGGGCTGTAGTCACAGCTTCCTCGCTTTCGGTTTCTGTTTCAACCTCTACGATGGTCGTAGAGATAGTTGTAGTTTTTTCTTTTGTGCTAGTCGCAGCGATGAGCTCAGCTCGTGCCGCTGCAATTTCATTTACG